AATATCTGCGACTAGTGATGCGTCTACAAAACCGGGAATCGAGTTTATCTTATCCTGAACAAGCTCCAGCTTTTCTTCTATGATAGTGAATACGCCACTAAGTTCGTCTGCTAGTTCGCCTAGTGCGCCGGATTGACAATCAAGCATATTTTTCTCCTTAGTTCAATCTAATTGTTTCTGCATCGACAGCGAATCCCGTTGATGCGATATTCCATACAAATCCCATTGCAACATTCGTCACCTTGCTTCCCATTAGTAGCCGTTCTGTCACGGCAAAATCGAATTCGTCCACGACACTAACTTGTGTATATTTTCCTACTGGTTGACCAGGCAGAATTTCCAGAAGAGATGGCTCTATGCCGATAACTTCAATGTGCCCCATTAGCGCATTGGTATTAATATATGAAGACTGCAATGAAATGCTAGGCAGTGTTCCTTCTTCAACAGCAGGTAAAAGCGAAGTGGCTATATCGATTCCTCCCAATGTGAAAAGTCTGAAACTACCCTTAGATTTTATAGGAACAATCGCTTTTCCAATCACCTCTGTTGCAGTAGTGGGCATAACTGTGATGGCGTAATCCCCTAGACAGGTAGTTGTTATTCCGATATTCGCAAAGAGATTGTATCTCCCGCCAACATTATGAATGAAATTAGTGCCAACGCGGGTAACAAGCATCTTCTGTGCAGTAATAAATTTATCTCCTGCAGTCAGCCTGGATTCATCGGACATAATTTCTGTTGTACTATTACCCTGTACTTTGGTTACTCTATTACCTCGAACAGTAGTGAATGAATGACCAAGGACTTCTTCGTATTTGTTTCCGAGTACATTAAGATTGTAGTCACCCTCAACGGTGACATTAAAATCACCCTTAACAAGAAGATTCTTGTCTTTAATAATTATCTCGTAGTTGTCACCAACAATTTTAACTGTCTTGGTGCCAATGGCATTGATCTCATCATAAGTACCACTTCTGTGATAGTTATGTATTCTCTCGTGGCCGGGAGTATCATCAACTTCTCTTACATGACCACTTTCTGATTCTGTAACATGGTTGTATGGATATTTACTATTGGCACCACCAGGTGCGGGTTCTTCCCAGAACTCCACTTCATACTTCGGTACCGGCGTCGGCTTAAATACACAATGATTAAATTCAAAATCATCCGCCAGTAGCTCAAATCTCGATTTTGGATGTGTTAGTGAAGTCTCTTCAAGATCATACATCGTCATTGAAGGAGCAAATGCTTTTGGTATGCCCGGATATCCGACGGTCGCATCGACCGCTGGTATCCGTGCGACCGCTGGGGCAGCTTCGATGCCGTTATCGGGGTCGGCTTCGACTGCGGGTATCTCTTCAACAGGATCTGATCCATCACTGGGAGGGAATGGCTTTATTCTGGCATCTTCTTTACCGATATAGGTATAATGAGACTGCACTGCTACTCCTCCCCTAGCTAAACGAGAAGAGTCTGGTTCGTTAAGACCATTGGTACCGCCATTATAACTTACCCTAGCATAGCTATCTATTCCCGGATCTTCGTCTTGTCTAGGATATAATCCGTGAACAGCCATCGCTTCATCAGCCGTTCTAGGATCATAAAATCCTAGTTTGCTCCGGTCAATGTCAATTAGGTCACCGTTTATATCCTCTGGCAAGAGCGTCTGGCAACCCCAACTTCCCATTATAATTGGAATCTGGCCATCGTTTCCATCGGCAAAGAATCCGATAACTGTACTTCCCTCAACCAGTCCACTGGGTGAAGTTCCCACTCCGGAGATGGCAGCAGAAGTCACAGGCTGCATTGGAATAGCCCACGGTAAATCGGAAGTGGGTAATATTACTTTATCCCCGGTGTGATAGCCAAAAATGCGAACTTTATATCTGCCCAACTTATCGGGATCGGATCTATCCTCGATGACACCTTGCCACCAAGTAAACTCTGGATACATGCTACTCATTATTATTCTCCAAATGAATCACGAACAATCTCTAGTGTCATCGAATGATTTGTTTGTGTTATATTATGCACGATGCCAGTAACTGCATAGATGCCAGACATCTTCGGATCGAATAGCTCATCAGTTGTGGCTCCCTCTCTCTTCGCACCGACACTGGGATAATTAAACCTAATAAGTTTTCCTACTTTGATATCTGTCTTTCCCGGAACCACTATTTTCACACTTAATCGCTTAATTTCAGCAATAGCAGTATTTCTAAATGCGAGTCTTTCAAAATGGTTTAGATTGTAACCAAATGCAGAGTCTCCGTATAAATTGTCGGCGCCTATTCTGACTTTTGGTACCGCAACCGGTGAATATATTGGCTTAGCCTGCGTGGGTCTTTCGTCTGCTATATGTGCAAAGTCCGAATATTTCTTTTGAATTTTACGATGATGATTTTCACCGGATAGATCGGTGTAATCAAATATCATGTTATAGTTGAGTCTATTGATCATATCAATGCCAATAGTGGTGCTTCCATAGTAACCACTAGTTTGATTATTCAACTCATTGAAATAATTTTTCATATCTACCGACTCGGCGATGTTATATTGTCGTGATATAAACGGGCTCGTGTATCTGTAAGTTCCGGTCATGGTTCTCGCAGTATCTGAGATGTAGTTAATATCAGCAGCTGGAACATATGAGTACTCATCATACAAATAACCTCCATCTGTATCTTTCTGCAACATCACTAGTTCCATGAAACTACCCATAACAAACTCAGTTCTTGTTTCAAAAAAGAGGCCGTTGGGCATAATTGATTTTCCGCCAGTATCAGCGGGTTCACTATTTTTCGCAAGGAAATCCATAGTCTCGAATGCTGTCCAGTTATTTGAATTGAACGAGAAGTTGTTGGTCTTGTGTGGTGTACCAAGAATCAACAAAGGTGTTGCAATACCAAAATTTCCGTCGGTGGCGCGAAGTCTAGGTTCTGCGATGGTGTCTATGTATATCTGTTTAGCTATATCGTCAGTCGAACCAGTAAATCTCTTAGAGGAACGAGTAGATAAATCTTTCATCCCTTCGAGTGATATCAGATTCAATACAAAATACTGTCTCCTGTCATCCTGTAGAATTCGGTCGGAGATAGAGAACACAGAAAAAGTCTTATGATATGCACCCGAGTCATCCAAGAAAGGAGATCGCAATTTCATCGTCACTGTATTATTGCCATTCATGTCCAATTTGCCTATGATATTAGCAGAGTCTGCGATACCAAGTTCGACAAACAAACAATGTTGGCTGATGTTCTCGTATATTTTTATGTTCTGAACAAAGGGTTTTAAATCAATATTAAAATTGCCAGTCAGCGTGAGAAACAATTCATCCCATTCGATTGATCCTGCTGTATAGCTTGGCATAATTTATTTCTTTATTAGTTGTTTGAATTGACCAACGAACTGAAGAACATATTCGGGCTTCAGTAGGGATATCTCGGCTTTACTTTCATTTTTTCTGACATTATGATCGTAGTTACTAATTGACCTAATGGTACCAGCAGCGAGTAGGTCTGCATCGTAGTCAACTTGAATCCTATCTTCTCCGACAAACTCGTAGTGATGTACATCACTGAGAGAGTTCGCACCATACTCGGCCTTAGTTGCGTCTACCAAGTCGTGTGTTGATTGCGGCCAGTCGTGATACACATCTATTATGTTGTTTGTTAGTAGAATTATCCAATGATATTGGGGGTTGCCATAGAGTCTATGTGCAATATGCTCTGGTTTTTCTCCGTCTGTAACCGTGTATCTGTCCAAATACATTTGATTCTCCAGAAATTTATTCTTTCCTACTCGGCGGAAGATGTCAGGATAACTTATAAACTGACCGTCTATTTCTATTTGCATTGATGGGAACATTGAAAAAAACATTATTATTCTACCTCTACGAAAAAGTTGATGCGTTGAACGCTGCTTCGTCATCAAATGCAGGATTATTTCCATCATCTCCGTCGAATGCGAATCCTTCATCCGCTGGTGCATCGAATGGGTTGTCATCAAAATGCTGTGCGGTCAACAATGTCGTTTCTTTAAACTGAAGAGTCATTGTCATTTCGGTGGGTGCGCCCGCGGTGCTTTGTATTGAATTGAATGTTCCGCCTGCACCAAAATCTACTTTCATGTCGACCAACGCACAGTCTGCAATTTTTGTTAGCCATTTATTTTTTTGATTCTTGTATTGATATTCTATGGCAAACTCAGATGGATACATTATAAAGAATTTATCATTGGATCTTTCTGGATGCATGTTCTGTCTGAATGTGTTTATTATCGCATACGCCATTTTCAATTCATAGTTGTTCTTGGGTGCAAATTTAAATTGAAACGCGAATGTTCTAAAGTCCATACTCTTAAACAGTTGTTCTTTATAAGGATTGGGCACCTGACCTGTTTGTAGGTCTATTCCATCCTGCAGTTTAAAATCAAAGCCGGCAGCACTTGTGAGATTCGCCATTCCGGCAATTTTTCTAATTAACCTATCACGAGCTGCGCCATCGGATGTGAACGCAGTGGCGATGTCTGTTATGAAATTTTCTCCAGGAGAATCCATATATGCTCCTGCCAATCCAAACTCGACATCGGACCAACCAGCACTATATTGTTCTTGGGGCGACTGAGAAATATGTAAATTTATAACATTTTTTGTTTTTACTCGCCTGTTTGGAACAAAAACTGAATTCAGCCATTCTTTGATCGTTCCCGCCATCTCTTCCACCGATGTTTCCGTGAGATTCGCCGTAACAAACGCTGCCCCTAGCGCCCCTAGCGCCGCTAGAGGATCTTTTCCCACAAAACCGGCACCAGCTAGGGCCAAAACCGGGGTAAGTAATGCGGCACCTGCCCCGTCTTCTATGGTAATTCCCTCGCCTCCATGATATGTGCCGGTTCCAGCGGCCAGCGCCGCCGCGCCCAGTCTAGACTCTTCCCGGGCGATAATGGTAAACTGAACAGAGTGCAGTTGCTGTTGGATTGCTTTGCCACCACCGATTCCTAAGTTCGGTGGATACGACATAATCATGTCCGGTTGTGGTGTATAAGCCGAAGCTGCTGCCGCCGAAGCTGATGCTGCTAAAGCTGCTGCCGCTGAAGTGTCAGTGTCTGTTTCTGCCATTAGATCATCTCCCTAGAATCTCGGTGTACTTTTGCCGCTGATGCTTTTTGGAAATTATCGACGGGCAAAAAGATAGCCGCTTTCCAATCTTGTGGATTAACTTTCAAGAATCTAGACTGTAATTGTGTTGATAGATACCGCTTAGTACATGCTTTAACTTCTGGGAATCTAGATGCATTCTTTAGCATGTCCCAGTTGTATCGCATCTTAGAATCGGCCGACAATGTTTTATCGTTTGATGTTTCAAGTAGTTTGCCGAGCAATTGTGCCCGCAAGCCATATGGTAGATAATGTAGATTCATTCCAACAAACCCACCCGGTGCTGGTTCGATAGGAAGACACAATGGAAATCTATCGTAGTATGGCAAGGTGTTTTTGTGTTTTGGGTTGTACGCAAAAAGATACATCTGGCCAAATTCTACTTTATTTGCAAACTCGCCTATATCAGACTGCAATGCACTGCTTGAAGAGTTAATACCCTTGGCGACAGTGCCTACTTGCTTCATGTACCAGTCGAAACTTTTCTTCTGGTCGCCAGCGTTTGCTCGTATCTGTTGAAATGGGTTGCTCATGACATTATTTATAAGAGATCCCTAGCTCTTTCTCTGTAATTATCTTAAATTCTAAGTTTCTATCTAAACAAAATTCTCGGGCAGATTTCCACTTTGCTTCATTGACTGCAAACTGTGCAACCTCGTTGAGGAATCTCTTGGTCTTCCTCTTGGGTATAGGCGGCGGCCTAGTGTATCTATCTGGTTTAACCTCAATAAGGTACTGCTTTCCATTAACTTTGATATAGAAGTCTATGAAATATCTATGTATTTTATTGTCCATCGGTGAGCGATATGGTACCACTACCTCCTCTGAATTCCACTCGGTAACATCAGCGTTTCTGTCACACCAATTCATAAATTTTACTTCATATCCAGACCTATACACGATCTTCGTTACATCACCCCGATATTTTACAGGGTTTTTCGGATTAAATCGCCCTTGGTGGAGATTTTTCGTATAGGTCATATAAATACTCTTATAAGCAGTTCAACAGTTATTTATACTGAGAGAAAATAAGATGGCAGACAATGATACTGATACCAGCCCAGCTGAATCAGAAGCCGGAAAGAAAAAGACCATATTCAGCCTAAATAATATGGTATCACATGTTAGGCGCAATGACTTAGCACGAGCTAATCGATTCGCTTGTTATATCAACGGTCCAATAGGAATCGATGGAGACGGGCGCGAGATGTCCATGATGGTCGAAGAAGTGTCTGTTCCTGGATTGAATCTGACATACACTCCCGTTAAAATTGGTCAGTGGACAGAGAACAGGGTTTCTAACATGGAGTTTTACGGTGATACTGCTGCAATAACATTCTTTACTGATACTGAGTGGAATGCTAGGCAATACTTTGAATCATGGATGAACGAAATAGTAGATCCCGTAACAAAAGAAGTGAAGTTCTATGAAGAATACACGGGCGAGATAACTATCTACTCGCTCAATAGACAAGATGAAATCATCGGCGAGTGGACTTTAAAAGAAGCATTTCCAAGAGTTCTGTCGTTGACACCTCTCGGGCATGCGGCAGGTGAGGGAGTAGCAAGAATGACAGTTACTTTCTCATTCCTCAAATGGGTACCCGGCGTGAAGGGAGATAGAAGAAGTCTACTTGGCCAGATTCTTAATCTTAGATTTGGAACACTCGCAGGACAACTCAAAAACAGCATCAAAAATACAGTTACCGATTTGGTAGATGACACAATTGATAAAATATTTTAACCTTGGAGCATATAATGGCTATACCGCAAAGTGATCAACCCCTTTTTGATATTGAGATTTTATCAAGACAAAAGAAGTTTAAGTTTAGACCCTTTCTAGTAAAGGAAGAAAAGATACTCGTACTAGCAACCCAGTCGGAAGACATCGCTGATCTTATAGCTGGCGTACAGCAAGTGATAACAAACTGTTCCTTTGGAGAAGTACAGGGAGATGAACTACCTGTCTTTGACTTACAGAAAGTCTTCATTTCACTTAGATCACAATCAATATCACCCCTGTTCGATGTAAACTTTACATGCGGATACTGCGAAGAGATAACGCCCGGTGAACTTGACCTACGAGACTTTGAGATTCAACAAAGCAAAGATCATCAGAATCCCATTAAGATAAGTGATACGAGACAGTTGCAAATGGGCTATCCATCCGCGCTTGATTTAGTATCAATTGGGAGCGCGGAACAGATTACTGATATATATGATGCCGCGGCAAATTGTCTTTTGGAGATACACACCGAAGATGAGATTATCAACTGTTCCGATTTATCAGCGACGGAAAGATTAGAGTACATAGAGAACATGACATTGAAGGAGTTTGAAAATGTTAAAAACTTCTTTGAGACTATGCCCGTATTAGAGCATGAAGTCAAATTTACATGCAAGAACAAAGAATGCCTGAAAGAAAGTTCTTTATACATGAATGGGTATTTGGATTTTTTCGTCTAGCCCTTTCCCATGAAACCTTGGAGAACTTCTTCAAGACCAACTTTCTATTGATGCAAGAACATAAGTATTCATTAACAGAAATAGAAAGTTGGATACCCTGGGAAAGGGAAGTGTATGTCGGAATGTTAATCGATCACCTCAAGAAAAAATCAGATAAACAGAAACAGAGACACTAAAGAGATAAGAAAATGAGTTCAGATTCAATCACAGATTCAATCATCGATAAAGTCGCGCCGCTCGCAAAGACAGTAGCTGCATTTGCTCTAAAAAGAGTTAAAACAGTTGCGAAGGTAGCTACCGGCGCTGCTGTGTTAGGCGCTGGCATTCTGGGTGGCAAAGCAGCCGCTGATGATGATAACCCGGGAACGCAACAAACCGGGTTTGGCGGCCTAGTAGGTGCTAATATGGCAGCATCGAGCCCTGCAATGGGTGGAAATGTAATTGGACAAGGAAGATTTCCGGGAGCAAAATCCGCAGATAATAATGGACAAAATAGTACTGTCAATCGAACTGCACTTGAGTCTAGTTCTGAAAATCTAAACGACATCGAACGCGAGTTGATGGAAATTAAAGAAGAACTCAAAGAGATTAATGTAAAGACTGTACCACAGAAAGTAGATAAAACAAAATCTACATCAGAAGAATCAATTAAAGCTGGCTTCAACTCTTCTAAGCTAAGCGGTGCCGGTAAGTCGATTGCGAAGGGAGGTATGCTGGGATTAGCAGGAATGGGCGCATTGCTTTTTGCATTGAGTGGGAAAAAGACTGGAGAAAAGGATAATGCGAAGAATAATCCTCCTCCGTCGCCACAGGAGGTACAAGCGAAAATAGATGGCAATGCCTGGCAGAAAGAGCAGAGGAGGCTTAAAGAAGCGGATCCAAGCAGGTCGCAAGTCAATAATTCATCGCCCGATTCAAACGTTTTTACAGACGCACTCGAGGATCCAGCGGTTGAGGGAGAGATCGCCGCGGTTCAGTTACACACCGCCAAGTCAGTGACAAACTTGACTAGAAATGTGTTGGAGTCGGGGTTGGAAAAGACGGTGGATGCTGGTAAAAAAGGTGCTTGGAAGTCTGCAGCCGCATTGGCCGTCACAAAGGGAGTAGGCTTTGCGGCCGCTAAGGGGATTCCACTTGTTGGAGCGGTTGTTAGCGCCGGGAGTGGATTTGAGAGGCTGCTGCGGGGTGATTTTGTGGGAGCTACTATCGATTTAGGTGCGGCTTGGGCATCGGGCTCTGTGTTGGGTACACCAGCAGCAATTATCGCAGCGACCGGCAACCTAGGAAGAGATGTATATAAATCAATTGATTTTAATAAAGACGGTGAGACGCATTTCCCTGAAGATGATCCAGAACAAGATAAAGTGGCAGAACGCACTGCTTATATAGGAAAACTAGCACTCGAGGCCGTGATGGATAAATTAACGGCAATCCCTTCAATAAATCCTAAAGGCACAACCCATAGGCGCGGTGGACCGCCACCGAGTGTCAATAAAAGAAATCGTAGGGGCACCGCGGTATCGTTTGATGAAAATCAATATAACCAAAAGGGCGGTGGCGGTTTCAACCCATCCCCAGCCCCAGCCCCAGAAACTGCTAGTTTAACTAGTAGCACTCCAACAAATACCACCATCGGATCTATTCTCAGTGCGGCAACCGTTGCATCGGCGACAGATGATGTGTCTGATTCAGCGCCAGGCGGTGACAGCGGCGCGCCTATAATAGTCAACAATAACAACGGTGGTGGGAAACAAGCCCCAGTAATAGTTCCAGCACCAACAGTGACTGTTGTTATGGGAGACCAAATGCTACCGGGTGCACAAGGATCTTTGAGATTTGGCAACGGCTTAGTTTCTGGCTGACTTTAGCGTATTCCAAAAAAAGGGGGAAGCAAAAAGCCTCCCCCTCAAAGCATTCCTGCTATTTATTAGTCTTCAGCGAGCTTTGCGAAGTATGACATCGCATCATCGTCATCCGTGCTGCTAGAGACTGTTACCACAGGTTCAGATGGCTCAATATTGACCAAAGTAGGCTTACTCTTAGCCACGAAGAGGTCATCTTCTACATCACCTGTTTGCGCTGATGCTGGAGCA